TTGGTGACCGTTCCCACGCCCCTAAAACGCTGGAAAATCGTGGGTAGGACCCATGCCAGAGGTCGTCATGAGTGCCAGTTTGGCACTCGTCGCGTGAGGCCCATAAAAGGCCCACACACGCGAGATGTTGTATTGTTGGCCTTCGACTGCAATCACGCAAGTGCGTCGCGTCTATTAGGCCAAATTTTGCGTTAGGTTTGATGCGGTGGTTGTGATGTTGGTAGCGATGCTTTGATCGTTTGTTTGGTAGCCATCGATGCATCGTCGATTCTCCCAATTCCCCCGATTCACCCTTTCACCCCCGTCTCGCAAGCGCTCTCACGTATGCATACGCGTGCGTGCGAGTGTGTATTGTGTGAGATATAGGTGAAAGAGAGAATTATGTGTTTATGTATATGAGTTATGAGATAGGGTGAAAGGTGAAAGAAGTTTTCGTCAATCTTTTCATTGGCTTTTTCTAAACTTCTTTCACTTCTTTCACCCCTCAAAGTTCTTTTGGACCTCCACATCGATTCACCCACGTCGGGAGAATTTCTGGGAGAACTTTCACCCCGGTTTATTGGTCCGACCAGTCTTTGACCAATCGATACCCTCTACCAGCGCGACCTTGGGTCGTTCCGCTCACGGGCTCGATGTCACCCTGTTGCTCTAAGGTCGTGATGATCTCCTGAAATGCTTTCGCATTCATCTTCATCCGTTTGAGCAACATGCTATGCGACATCTGCCGATCGGGTGCCAATTGCAGTTTTCGGATCAACCGAAGACAGTCGGCATGATACGGATTCTCGGCCACGTGGTTGCCGGCCATGAATAACATACGACGCGTTTGATGCATCATCAAAGATGTCGCCCAATTGGCTGCCGCAGCACCGATGATGGGATCCGCATGGTTTTCGCTGATCGCATACAGTAGCGCAAGTTTCCTTGCCTGCTCGTTGACGCGTCCCCATACCGTGGTGCCAACGGCATCGTTTTGACTCTCAGCGTTGCGATACTCGGTCTCGGCTGCGACTCGAGTATCTGCCAGGATATCAACCGCTTCAGCTGTTTGTGGAACAATCGTTGGGATTGGATGCCACGACTGCAAATTCCCCTGTCCAGGCATCAGGTCCTTCCACCATTTCGCTGTGGCGACGACTCGCTCAGGGATTTCCAAGACTTTCGCTTCCTGGCCGGCTCCTCGCACACCACATTCAAGGATAATCATCCGAGCGAAAAACCCGTTGGTAAGCATTCGCTCGGAGAGTGCCTCGTAGTAGTGGTTTGGGATCGCGGTTCCGAAGACCACCAAACACGGCTGGTCGATCGCTCCGGGTGATTCCTTGCCGGCCTTGCGACGCATGGGGTACACCGAATTGGCCGTTGAGTACATCGTGAGCAATGTCGACATGAGGTTTTCATGTCGGCCATCCTTCGACTTGCTCATCGACTGGAGCATCCCATCGATCTCATCCGTCTGAAACAACATGCTCGGCGAGAGATACAACGCGTCTTGAATGCCCTCGCCGCTTGAGAATCGCTCCCCAAGCGAGCCGGCCGCACCGATCTCGAATAGGATTCGCGTGTTGAGCTTCCGTGGCCAATCTTTGCCGGCAGCCGAATGGGCCAAGCCGAGCAAATACAGATTGGTCCGATTATCACCGGGGTCTCGAACCTTGCGTCCAGCCAGGAACGCTTGCAGCGCAAGTGCACCCGAGAAAGCCATCACGTGGTTCGGGTACGGAGCGGTGGCCAAACACAGATCCATCACCTCGGAGACAAATCCCGGGATGCGCAACATCTCCAGAGGGACTGGTCCCGGATCGACAAGTTCGTTTTTACTTCTCGGCTCAGTCACAAACTCGTTGGGTTCATGAAGCTGAATGATGGTAGCACCCATCGGATCGCCACCGTAACCTTGCTGGCGTAGAACTCGCGCTGCCATTTCAAAGTCACCTCCGTACTCAAGCCACGCGTAAACCGCAAACGGACTGTATGCGCGGTTCGGTTCCAACGGAGCCGCGTTGCCACTAAAGACATAAAACGACTTGTCCTTCAGGGATGCCGACCAGCCATTGGCCTTGCCCGGGCGACGCCAGAGTTCGTTTTCCGCTTTCTTGACCAAGGTCCAGCCATACTTGATGAGCAGGGCTCGGATGTCACCTCGGTTGTTGAAATCGTCCCCTGGTCGATTCTCGGGCACGAACTGCGAGTCCGCAGGAACGTCGGCCGTCGGCAAGTATTCGTTCAGTGACCAAGCAGTCTCCAAGAGCATCTCTCGTTCCTGGGGAGTTAGCACAGGAATCTCGGTAAGTGATCCTTGCTCGAGCGAGTAACCCAAGGTTGGAGCGCAGAGAAACAGTCCCCCTTCGCCACGAGTCTCGATCAAAGTGACCATCGCACCGTCTCGAAATCCCATGGCAAGCTTCATGTTGCCATTGATCGGCTCCGAGCAGCGATAGATCACGTGCTTGCCTCCAGACTGGCTAGTCTCGATCACCAGCCGAGCCAATAGCTCGGGTGGGATTTGCTCTTTCCAGGCCTCGAAGCGATCACCCCCTCGGTCGAAGTCGAGCATTTCGAGGTTGCCACTGACTTGGCCAGTGACGACGCAAATCGCATCTTCGGGTTTGGAAAACCATTCGACGACCTGCCGCTCTTGCGGGATTCGCAACTGAAAGTTTTTCCATCCTGGAAGGGATGGTCGTTTCGCTAGTCTCTTGGCCGGCAGGACAGAAAGACCACTCTCGCGATAAGCCAAAGCGGATGGGAGCAATGATGCAGGATTGGATGTAGTAATCAAAACGGAATCTCCTCGTCAGTAAATGCATTAGAAAAATGTTGTGGTTCGAGTGGTTCGGGCAACGGCCCGAGCTCGTAGTCGATGATCCGTTCGTATTCCTCCCCCGAGACGCTGCGCACTTGGATCGCGAGGGTCTGAGCGATCGCACCCCCTTCGATTCGCGCGAGTGCCTCGTCGGTGGTTTCGGGAACGGGATCACGGGATCGCTGTTTCCACCAAGCCACGGCACGTTGGCGTGCGTAGCCGGAGTGTTCAAAGCAGATCCACTCGGATTTGTGGGATCGCCAGCCGACCATGTAATCGACTCGCATCGATCGCGGTGCGTCATCGGCGGCCCCACGCTTGAGGTGGCTGTAGTAGTGTGTGTCAGTGACTTCGTAGCGCGTGTTGGTGACTTGGCCAGATAGGATTGGTGCTTGGGTCGCTTGGGCTTCGTGGTTCTGCTTTTCAGGTGGTGGGAAGGTAAAACCGCACTCTGGGCAATTCGCGTATCCCATCGCGATGAGTGCATTGCATTTGGGACATTGCTTCGCAGGTGCTTCTCCTGTCGATTGGCTTCCTGCAGGTTTGATCCGCAGGCAATCAACCGGTCCGTGCCTTAAAACATTGCCACCAAAGTCGAGGACTAAACAGTTCTGTTTGCTCGGGTGAAGTCTGAAGCCGCGCCCCACAGCCTGATAGAAAAGTCCCGGCGATGTCGTCGGTCGTACCAAGGCCACACAGTCAATGTTGGGTGCATCGAAGCCGGTGGTTAGCACGTTGACGTTGCACAAGTATTTGAGACTCCCGCTGCGGAACTGCTGGAGCAATCGGTCTCGATCCTCCGAGGAGGTTTCGCCAGTAACGAATCCGCATTCGATGCCGTGTTGGTCTCGAAGGGTATCGACGATGTGGTTGCCATGTCGAACGCCGCTCGAGAAAATCAGCACGGCGTTTCGGTCGGCTGTTTGCTCGACGATCTCGCGACACACGGACTCAACAAGGGCCTCGCTGTCCATGAGGGCTTCGACCTGGTCGGCGACGAATTCGCCCGCACGAACGTGCAGAGAACCGAAGTCGATTTGGTCTTTGCCAGACTTGGAAACCAGCGGACACAGGAAACCGTCGCGAATCAACTCCTTGATCCCGACTTCGTAACAGATCGTGTTAAGGATATTTTCCGGCGCACAGATCGGTCCGTCCTTGAGTCGAAACGGGGTGGCCGTGAACCCAATGATGCGCAGATGGGGATTGACCTTCTTGGCATCCGTGAGGAATTGTTGATACATCCCCTCGCCATCGGGTGGGATCAAATGGGATTCATCGATAATGATCAGATCGAATCGATCGAGTTCGCAGGCACGCTTATACACCGATTGGATCCCAGCGATGATGACGGCATTGTTTGTATCGCGACGTTTCAGACCTGCCGAGTAGATACCGAAGTCCACCTCGGGGCAGACTGCGGTTAGCTTGTCGGCTGTCTGCTGCAGGAGTTCTTTGACATGGGCCAAAACGAGGACTCGACCTTGCCATCGCGTGACCGCATCTTTGCAGATCGTTGCCATGCATGGAGTTTTCCCCCCTGCGGTTGGAATGACCACACAGGGATTGTCATCACGATCACGCAGATGGTTGTAGACCGCGTTGACCGCGGCTTGTTGGTAGGGACGTAGTTGCATCGGATCACTCCCATTCCAACATTGAAAAGCCCATTTCAAGCCGCGTCTCAAACGAGCGGTCGTACACGTCAACTGGGTCGTCATCGGGGGCTAGCCGAGGCCGATCCTTTTTCCGTTTGCGTGTTACCAGAAGCGACTTGCCACACTCAGGACACTCATCTCTACGATTCGTGACGATGACTCCACAATCGCCACAGGTTCTTTGGTCCAAACTCTCTGCCATGATCACTCTTCCATACATTTCGAGATGCGTACAAAAACCATGCCTCCAGGGATCGGTTCGCGTTTCCAGGTGTCTAGGTGGATGATTTGGCTGTCGTCGTGATAGGCACCGCCTTGCCCAAGTGCATCGAGCAATGCTTTTTGAGTGTTATCCACGTCTCGGCGACGACGGTCGGGTGGATACAGTTCGATGAAGACTTCTAAGTCACCATCGATGGGGCGAACGCCGCGCGCCGCGAGGATCGACACAACCTGTTGACGGAAGAGTCGACCCCCGCGGCTGATGAGCGTCCGTGCTCCCACCCGCCGCCAGTAGTGGTTCACTGACGGCGGGTACGGCAGTTCAAGTTCGATCACGAGGGACGTCTCCATGGTGGAGTCGTGTGGCTCGCTTGCTGTGGCTGTGCCGTAGCCGCCGCAGGTTTCGCGTAACCCTTGATCTCGTTGGTGATGTCCCCCGAATCCTCGCGCCTACGACACTTGACGTTGATCACCAACGGCAAGTTATGCAGCTCGACCGAGTCGCCAGGGGTGAGCACCCCAACGGCACGGCAGATGGCCGAGAGTTCCGCTTGCGCGATCTGCACCGCAGTCGCATTCGCGTTGTGAAGGTTCAGTCGGGACCAAAGGAATCGACCTTTGTATTCCCCCTCGAGGATCTGGAACGTGAGCTGCAAATAGCTCCCCGATCCGGACTTCGTCGGCTTGAGTTCCGACTCGGTGATGATCGCCAGGTACTTGCCGGCTGGGATCGGTTCAAAATCCGACGACGGTTCGACTTGGTTCGCATTGAAGTTGTTGAGATTAGCCAAGGTTCGTTACTCCTTCTGGAACAGAAACAGGGTTGGACAGTTCGTTAGGTGAGCCGAGGATGCCGCCAACAATCGCATCCCAAGCCAATGGAATTTCAGGTTTGAGCCGGTACCGGTTCTTGGCCACGCATGAGGGACCACCGACCGTTTTCAAGATGCGTTCGCCACCGGCAGCACCCACGGGTGCTGCGATCGCTCTCTGGCGACCAAAGCCACTCTCTTCGGTGCGGGTAGTAAATCGCTTGGTGGCAAAGAGCACTGCATCGCACCATTCGGTGATGATGGCGCTGGCATGCTTGTGCAGACGAGGCGAGTAGCGGTCGTAGGCGGGTGCTTCGGGATCCTCGAATTTCTCGACCTTCGCGTGAGCGATCAGAAAGATCATCATCCCGCGATCGCGATGGAGGTTGCCGAGTTTGTCGATGAGCTTGCGCCAGTAATCCAAAGCGAGGGTGTAACCTTTGCCGTACCCACCTCCGACCTTTTCGATCGTCGTGGCCGATTCGCGTCGGCAGATGGCATCCCAGATCAATCGCTCGAGCCAATCGAGCGAATCGATCGCCACGGTTTGGTAATCGTGCTGCTGGGTTTCAAGCTCGGTCAGGGCAGCGACGACATCTTCGAGGGACTTGGCCAGTGGGAAGCGATCGCAGTCGATCTCTCCCAGGCCATCCTCGGTCTGGATGAAAATCGGTTTGGGGGTGGTGGCTGCGAGGCTACTCTTGCCGACCCCTTCGGTACCGTAGACCAAGATTCGTGGTGGCAGGTGGGCTTTCCCACGCTGCACTTGCTGTAACAAACTCATGTGCATTTTCCTTACAAGAACGAACAAAAAACTGGGTAAAACAAAGGCAGTAAGCAGGTGGGCACAGGGAGTCCCGACGCTCTCTCCGTTTGCCATTCGTGGCCGGGAGCGTCACGCCATCCCACCTGCCTACTGCGCTGGATCAGAGAAAATCGAAGACGCGAGTCTCTTCGTAGCCCGTGGGCCACGAATCGTTCGCGGTACAAGCATGCAAGCGATCGATCGCCTGCTCGTTTTCCTTTTGGGCGAGGTTCAAAACCTCGCTCGAGAGTTGCCAAACACCGCAGCGGTAGGGTTCTTTCTTCTCCACGGCGATCAGATGGACGGGAACATAGATCCCCAGGGCTTTCTTAAGCACGGCTCGGTAGAAGGCCAATTGGTGGGCGTACCCGTAGCGCCGCGAGTCGGCCTCGAACCAGGTCAAGTCATCGCAGGTTTTCAGGTCCACGATGCTCGGGGCTGGATCCAGCCAGTCGATACGGATCTGGCAGGGGAATCCGCAGTACTCGGCCCGCACGACCGCTTCGGCGATCCCGTATTGCAGCAAATCAACAGCCGCCTCGTGCATTGCGACCGATTCATTCATCCGCTCGATCGTTTCGAACTGCGAATCGGACAGCACAGGTTTGCCGACCGTCTCGGCCCACTGAGTCCAGGCCTTGGTGGCTGGCCCGAATGGCAGACCGGTTTTCTTATTGATGGGACCGCCGACAGCGAAGTCTTCGCGGAATCGGTCGAGGCCTTCGAGGATTAGGACGTGGGCGGCACGTCCGACCAAATAGGCCGGCGATTCTTCTTGGGTGTGACGTTGGTACTTCTTGCGGTAGTAGAGCTGAGGGCACTTGCGAAAGTCGGCCAACTGATGGCTCGATAGATAGTGCTTCGCTTTCGCGTGGTATTCGTCGGCTGACTCGTGGATCAGAAACGACATGGATGGGGACTGATGCATGGCAAACTCCTGCGTTGTTAAACGTGGAAGCGTTGTGCCTCCATATAATTATTTGCCGCTCGACCCTCTACTTCGCG